TGAATAATACACAGCCTTTCTAACATCCAACCCATTCAACTGACAAAATAAACTCTTATCAAGAATAGTACCAGACATTAAGAAAATCATATCATATTTAGAGAAAACATATTTATCTAAGTAATCAAAAGCCCAAATAGGTTCTAATGATAATTCTCTTTGTTTTGTTTTCTCATTATAATTTGTCTCAAGAACCCAATTATTTGTATTAGCCGCATATTCCTTTAAAAACACCTCTATTTTAGATTGATATTGTGTCAAATCTGTAATGACTTGCATTAACTTACTATCAACATTTTTACTTCCGAATAATTTAGAAAGTTTATTATCTCTTTTATCCATCTTAGGACTTCTCGGCTGAGATCCAAGTGACCTATCAATCTCCATAATTGTATTAGCAACTTCCCCTTGAAGTGATTTTAAAAACTCAATATAACCTTCAATGTTTTTTATCTTTTTAAGATCCCTTATTACCGAATCCTCATTAGAAAACTTTAATTTCTTTACCACACTTTCAGTAATCTTAATTGAAATAAAATCTGACATAACATCATCAAAAGAGTGTGCCTCATCCACTATCAAGACATTAGAACTTCTTGATTCTAACATCTTTGGCATATAAAGAGCATATAGAATATAAAGATAAAAATTAGTTAAAGATGTCTTACCCGATATAAATCCCTCACGAGCAGAGGAGTGTGGACAATATTCACAAGAAGTTTTATTAAGTCTATTAAACTCAGCACCCTGAGCACAAGAACAAGCATACTGCTGACAAGAGTAATTTTCCTTACCTTTTAAATCATTAATAGATTCATAAGTATTAACATACTGATCCTGTAAAAGTTTCGAGTTAGTAATAATATCAACCTTAGCACCACCATGAACATTCTTTAAATACCAATCAGCTATCATTAAAGCTAAGTGTGATTTTCCAGTACCAACAGGTAGATTAAGTAAGAAGAACTTATTTTCTTTATTTTTACGATATTCAGTATCGATAAAATCGATACACTCACTTTGCTCTTTACGAGGTTTATATTTCTCTAAATCGGTTTTTAATGACATACAATTATATTGTATAATACCTCTTATGTTTAATAATTTTTAGTTAAATCTATGACACACTCTTCAAACGTTTTAAAGATTTTACCACCTGTTTCATATATAGATTCACGAATCATTAAATTAACCGGATTCTTACCTAAATCTTCAATCTGTGGAAATTCCTCCGTATGGACAGCTGTCGCATCTGGTTTTAAAGTCTTCATAAACCTATCAACAATTTCTGGATATTTTATATCAGCACTAGTAGAATAACCATAAATTAACTTCTTTTTAGCATAACCATAACCAATCTCGAAAGCTGTTCCATCATCCATATTTGGACCACGATAGGGTTGAATATTTGCAATAATAACATCAGCCTCATCCATCAATTTAACATTAGCACTAAAAATATCATATGAAAATTCTTGTGATTTATAATCTCCTCCTTTTGGAGCAAGTGCATTATCTAATGGAAAATGACCATATTGTTTATATTTAGCAGCAACATCTTTAAGTGCCTTAGAAACTTCTTTAACTTTTTCTTCTGCTCTAAAAACATCAGGACCAGCTAAGTAAATATTATAATTATATCCTCTAAGTAGCTTATTAATCCACTTACTAACATTAATTTTAATATTTAACTCTTCATTTGTAGGTTGAAATTTGCTAAAATTATTAATTATTCTCGACATCTTTGAAATTTATGTTTTAATATATATTAAAACATAAATATTAGTTTTTCACAATCGAATCAATTTTATCATCTCTACGATTAACTAAAATTTGTGGCAAATAAGCAATCGCAAATCTTAAAGCCATGCCAAAACTATTACCAGAATGACCATCATCTAAACCAGGAACTAAATTTTTTTGTTCATCCCAACCTTTATCTTTAAACTCGATAATAGCCTCTTTAGTTTGAAGAGCCTCAGCTATTACTATACCTTGTTCCATAGCAAATAAATTATATTCACGACCAAAACCAGCATCAATTTTTTTCTTACCAACTAAGTTTTCAAAAAATTCTAAATCTTCTACTTTCATATTAATTCAAATAATTCCTATATTTAATCACACCTCTCATTAAATCAAATTTAGGACTCCACATAGGCATCCAATTCTTACTCTGACTTCTTGTATAAAACTGATAACCCTTTGGTATATCTGATTTAGAGGTATATTCATAATCTATATCCATTATATCTAATACCTCTTCAAATGTTCTTGCCTCACCACTACCAACATCAAACCAACCACTTATTATATTATAATTACTATAAGCATGTAGATTAGCATCAACCACATCATCAACATAAACAAAATCACGCCTTGGGTTTAAAGGAAATAGATTAATCTTTTCTCCCCGTTTTTTCTTTACCCACATCTGATAAGCAACAGAAGCCATCTTGCCTTTATTTTCCTCACCAGGGCCATAAACATTGAAATATCTTAAAGCAACTCCCCAATTTTTAATCACATAAGATTCAGCAGCCAACTTACTCCAAGCATAAATATTTGCCGGAGATCCACTGTAATCACCATATACAGCAGCAGAGGATGAGAAAATTAAAGGAATATTTTTATCTCGACAAACATCAGATATTATTTTAGTTGATTCGAAGTTACGAGTCATCATATAATTAACATCCGATTCTAATGTATTAGCACAAGCTCCTATGTGAAAGAATACTGATGCTTCTGACTTTATAATAATTGATTCCAACTCTTCCTTCCAGTCAGGATTATCAAATATATCTTCATTAATATCAATAATGTCAAAATCACTTTGTAATCTCTTTTTAAGATTACCTCCAATAAAACCTTTTGTTCCTGTTATAATTATCCTCATGGTGTTTGAACTCCTCTTTTTGAAACAACTATTGAAGCCATTTTGTTAGCAAATTGAATAGATTCTGATATATCTTGTGTTTGATAGTATTTAACAATAAATGATGCCGTAAATGTATCACCAGCACCACTTACATCCATTGTAAATTGTGGATTAAAAGGTGGATATATCTCATCAATATGCTTACAACCCTTAATACCCAATGTAATTAAGAGCTTATCTTCAAGACCTACCAATAGTTCCTTATTATGATTGAATTCTGACTCGTTCAATTTAATAAAAGTGAAAGCGCTAACTATTTGACGATTTAATTTCTTTTTAGCATCTATAATTGATAACTTAGAAACAAATCCAATCTTAGCAATCACCCACTCACTTAAAAATCCCTTATCATAATCGCTAACAATTACAATATCACTATTTTCAATCTTTTCAAATATTTCTTTATTTAATTCAAAAGGATTTATATTAAACTCTCCTTCATCTACCCTCAAAAACATATGATTTGACTTATCATCTACATACCGAGTTTTCTTGATAATCTCATCTTGTGAAAACAATTGAACATCACAATCACAAATAGCTTTTAAATTCTGAACAACATTACCTGCCATTCCAAAATTACGTTCCTCTCTTTCTGGAACAAAAACAGGAACCGGAGCTTCTGGACTTAATCTATTAGATGATCCATAGATAAATATATCATAACATACTTCACCAAAAACTAAGACTTTCACAATTCTAACTTTATTTTTTCGAATAAAAACGGATAATCTTTTTGTCTGAATGTAAATAATTGATTTTCATTTTCAGCAATTACAGAATTTTTGTTTCTTTTTCTCAATCTATATTCAAGATTGTTTATTTCAAATATATCATCGATTTTTAAACTATAAGAATTATTTAAAATCAAGGAAGATGAATCCTTGAACTTGAAAATATACTTTCTTGGTTTCTTAATTACACCTCGACAACATTTTCCAATAATTGATTCAGAACATCCGGTCTTTTCAGACGCCTCTTTAATCGAAGAAAACTCCTGAATCAATTCACCATAAAGGTTAAATTGTAAAACTGATTTAGAATTTAGTTCTCTAGATAATTGATTCACTTTTTCCTGATTTACATTTTTATTTCGATTCTCTTTTATCTTTTTAAGAGTTTTTTCATCATGTTTTTTTCCAAACATCGGATGGTTAGTTCCGGAAACTCTTAAAGATTGTTCTTCTTTTACTTGTTCAGTATGATGTTTTCCAAACATTGGATTATTTTCACCTTGATTAATTTTTCTTAAATGATTCACCATTTCTGAGGTGTGTTTATCAGTTCCCATAATTCTTCTGACTTGAGCATTTTTCGTATTTATCTCTCTCAATATATCTTTAGTTTCTTGACTATGTG